TCGTACTTAATAGCAAAATTGTGAAGAGATGTCATTAAAAATCCCAACAACTGATACTCTTTCATATCTCCTTTAATATCTGTTGATTCCATAATTTTTAAATAATCATAAATGATTACGCAATCATTAGCTTTCCCTTGATCATTCAGACCTACTTCTTTTGCTAGCCATCGTCTCATTATGGAAAGTTGATCTTCAAAAGGCTTTCCGCCAATTGACTTGTGGTAATATGGAATATCTTTAACTTTTTGAGCTACATCACGTATTTTTTGATTTTTATAACTATTGGAAGCAAACTTTCCTGTCTCAATATCATTAATAGCTACTTCAGTTAACATGGCAATACCACGATCTTGATGATCTTTACGCATCATCTCTGTGTCCAAATTTAATACAGGTATGTTATGTTCTCGGGCTATATAAATTCCAGAGTTTTCAGCAAAAAGAGTTTTACCAGTTTTAGGTCTAGCACCAATAACATTCACTGTGCCGCGACGTAGTCCTCCACCTATAGATAAATCATATCGAGTAAATCCAGTCGGAATACCTACTTGATCAATGGGGTTATCAGAAAGTTCATTTAATCGTTCTTCTAAGTCTATAAAAACTTTTTGTGGGCTGTCATCGCTATCATTAAGAAGTGATGTAAAATCAAAAATAGATTCTTCTGCAATGCCAAGAATGTGTGATATAGATTCGTCCCCTCGCACCTGTGAATAACGATCCTTAGTTGATTCTAATTGATCGTACATCATACGAGCTATTTGTAACTTACGTACTTTTGCAGCCATTTTACGTACGTTATCTAATAAAACTGGAAACTTCATAATACCAGCAAGATGTTGTATTTCTTCTTTATTAGATACTAGGGTATGGAGGCTAATCTCTTTGGCAGCAGATAGAATAGTTGGTAAGTCTATTTTGGTATTTATTTCTTGATCCATAATGTGCTTTAAACATGCATAGATCATACAATTGGATTCTATAGTGAAACTATTGGAATCAATTAAATCACCAACATCGTGATAGGCTTGTGAGCCATAGCGACAAATGCCCGCTAAGATAGCTCGTTCAGCTGGCGTGTCAGATAACATCATAAGAATTTCTTTTCTATAGAAATAATCAGAAATAGGAGCGACATAAAGTGGCTAAAACTTCCTGCCATAACAAATAAATGCCATATAGTATGAAAATGGTATTGACGCCAATCCATTACGAAAAATATAATGCCTATTGTATATAGAATACCTCCGGTGACTAACCAATATAATGATTCAGCTGGTATCTTATCATATATAGGTAGTATTCCTATAGCTTCTCCCCATCCTAATATTATATATAAGCTTAAGGTAAGATTAGTTAATTGGTGAGCAAATACAACCTTAGAAATAAAACCTACAATACCGCATATTAAAATACAGGTATAAAATATATGCCAAATTAACTTGTTGTGTAGCACAAAGGCAAACGGAGTAGCGGTTCCTACAATTAATAGATAGATAAATCCCTGATCTATCCTGCGTAATAAATCATTGATATTACGTAGTGCATAAGTATGAGACAGTGTTGAGGCGATGTATACCCCCACTAAAGACATACCATAAAAGACATAGCTAATAGTTGTAGGTAAATTTTTATAGATATAATCTACTTGTAATAAATATAAAAATCCAATAATACTTAATATCAATCCTATCCCATGAGTAAGGGAAGCATAGAACTCTTCTTTAGGAGTTCGTAATCCATGATCCATTATGGCCTCTTTGTTTTTTGTGACTGATATATTTTAAATGGCACACGATAATAAGAATTAAAACGTGCTTCATTTGCCTTGTCTAACTTAGGCATATTTGTTACAAGATATTCCATATACTGCATACATGGCTCACATTTAACAGTACGACCTTCTCCTTCCTGTCCTTTTTCATGTGTAATATAATGATTGGTGATTGCGCTTAAGTTCATTGACGCGCGATTAGTAAATGCTGAAGCCGACAATAGTCGAGCAATATCACCCAATTCTTGTTCGGCGACTGTTTGTATGTTAATACTTAAGCCATGACAATACCCGCCTAGATACAGTCCTAATATTAGAATTATTATTACAATAGTATTTAAAATGGGTTTTAACATACCAATCTCCCTTAATCATTATGTACGGCCTCTACCACGACAGGAACAATTGTTGCATCTAAATCGATCCCGTTCGGGCGGGACTAATGCTGGAGCTATATCAAACATTTTATTACAATCCATACACTTAATTGATATCTTTTTAAATGAGGGTCCTTTAGATAATATTGTATCATGACTTTTGGGTCTGTCAAGCCCCCTTTCTCGATCAAATTTGGATGCCGATTCTAATTCCCTTGTTTCTTCAGGGCTAAGGCCTAAATTATTAATAAAATCTAATTCTGATGACATATTTTCAACATTAGTTTTTGGTTTTTGTGGTATCTTTTTGGTTTTACGCTTACCTTTTCCTCTTCGTCGATTGCGGGGTTTTTTGCCTACTTTATTAATAAGGTCTCCTAAAGTAGATAGCTCAGTTTCTGATAAATTATTTAACATATTTTGCAGTTCTTCTTTATCCATATTTTGTAGCCTTTGATTTTTGAACACTAAGAAAAATATCACTAACATTTTTAATAGAAGATGATAGATAGTTAATTCTATCTGCTCGCTGCTGAGCATATCTTTTAATGTTGGCTATCTTGTTCGTATATGTGTCTTCTTTAACAGCCTGATTAAATTGACTTTCCCATGACCCTTTATAAGACTGTTCTCTTCCTGCAATACAAGTTTTTAGGGTTTTATCAGCCCAGTTAACACGAGCAACTTCTCTATTGTAACTTCGTTGCAGGTAAAAGGACAAAGAGGCTAATAAGAGTGCGGCTTCACCACATTGATCGGGTGTTAGCTTTTCAATTTGATTTCTAGACAATTGTAAATAGTGCTTAGCTGTATCCTCATGAAAGCCCTCATTAAATGTTGGCAAGCCTAATGATAGTTCATATTCATCCAATACCGCATCAAGCTTTGCTAATTGCTCTTTGGCATAATCCGATTTTTCCATTGCTCTTCATTTTCATTAAAAGGAAGTTCGATATAGGTTAAATTATTTATTTCACACCACTCTTGTAGATTCATATCTCGTTTTTTTTGATTCAAAAAATCTTGTGCGCAAGTATGATATAGAGTATTAAATTTATAATGTTGTGGTCCATGAACTTCTATAACAGTCTTAATAGTATTGATATAAAAATCAAGAAAGACTTTTTTGTTTTTTCGTAACGATACCGACACTTCTTCACTAATTTGTAAAGTGGGATATAAATTACGTAACAAGGATCGTGCCGTTAAATGTAATTTAGAACGAGGTCGTTGTTCATTAGATCTAACTATTGTTCCTTGGGTTTTCCAATTATAGATATTGCCATCTAAATCTCTAGTTTTCATTTATTTTGTACGGTGGGTAGCCTCCGTAAGTCCTGTATTGGTCGTGGTCGAAGTATTTCGTTATTCAATTGTTCTATAGTAGGAGGTAATAGAATTGGAAATTGTTTTGAGTCTGGGGTTGGAGTTGGTTTAGATTCCGATGGTTTATGTTCTATAGGCATTTTGACAATATCGTCATATGGGGGCACTTCTAATGTTTCGTCTAATGCCCACAGAATATTTTGAACTGTAGCCCATTTACGCATACGTCTGACCGGAACAATAAGATTAAAAGTTTCTCCTGCTCCTCGTACTAACATGCCTGTATATCGTCCGCTATTGTCTCCTGACGATTCAGTAAGAAAAATTCCTCCTCCTGAACTGCCCGGAAAGGCTGGAGCGCTGGTTTGATCAAATACAACACCGTCTCCGGTTCCTAATTCTAATACTCTTCCTACCTTAGACATTATACCCCGCGTCATTGAGTTTGATCCAACTTGTCCTAACAAACTTCCCACGTGATATAGTTCAGTACCTACAGGGATAGGATCATTGGATGGATAAAATAATATATTTTGATCGACAAAATTACGTTTTCTAACCAATAGTAATGCCAAATCTTCACCGCTATCAGCGTCACTATATTTTATAACCTTGGCATCCATTTTAATTTCACCAACACGCCGACCTTTTTCTACTAATTCTTTTACAATCTGGGCATCTTTAAATTCTACGACCTTTTTAGGAATACCAGCTTCAATTGTATTTCTAACAGACCGAAGACTTGCTACAACATGAGCGGCGGTCCAAACGAAATTAATTTTTTCTTTAGCATCTCCAACAGTAACTTCTCGGGTAATTATTACCCCAGAACCTTCTCCACGCCCAGCTTTAACGGTGACAGATACGTCTTGCAGTTTTTGATACAATGCTGCGTCACCCGCAAAGACTTGAGTACAAGTAAGTGCTATCATAATCATACTGACAAATGTAGATTTAATCATATTATTACCTTTCTATCCCTATCATAGAGAAAATATTATCTTCAAATTCTTTATATTGATCGGGGTTGTCTTCCAAATACTTTGCAAGATTATTTTTCCCTTGCATTTTTTCATCGTTAGGTAAAGTAAGCCATGCCCCGCTTTTTTTAACAATTCCAAAATCAATAAGTAAATCTGCCAATTCCATTTCTTTCCATATTCCTCGTCCATATTTTATATGACTATCTACTTTTTGTCCGGGTGGTCCTATGGCAGATGTCACCACCTGCCAATGGATTGTTTGTCCAATTTGTGTATCTCCTTGTAAAATAGGGCTAAGATGGGAAGCGTGTAATTTAACATCCACTTGATATTTGAGAGCTGTGCCAGACTTTTCCACTTTGGCTTTGCCTCTACCAAAAGTAGAAACGTTCGCCATGAGATGGGTAATACCTACCACCGTTACTTTATTAATCGGCAATGCGGATGCGATTCTTCTGCAAAACTTGGCCAATACTTTTTGTACGCTCATGACTTGCTGGTCAGTTAAATCCCCTTTCAGTTCTGCTTCGCTAGCCAGTGCTGAAAAAGAATCTATGACACATACAGTGTCCGGTTGCGTATGAATAATTTGATCGAAAATGCCTAAATATTTTTCTGCCGACAATATATTTCCTTGTGTTGATCCTATAATTTTAATTTTTTCTGGATCAGAATCTAGCTCTGTAATTCCTTCTATGTCACGCTTACGAAGACGACCTTCGATATTGCCATAATAAATTTGACGATTAGCTTGTTGAGCGTTTGCACAAAAGGTTAAGGCTGTAACTGTTTTTCCTACCTTTTCTGGCCCAGTCATAATGAATAAAGACCCTTCTGGTACACCACCCCCTAAAGCAATATCAATCTTAGGACTAACTGATATAATTTTGAGTTTTTGGTCAGTTATCGACGATGGATCATGTACCACATTGCCATATTCTTTTACAATATCTTTAATCATTCCAGTTCCTCTAGTTTAGATATAATAGACTTCTTGTTATTATTGGTAACAAAAAGTTCTTTTTTGCTAATGTCATAGGCGACGGTTTCATTTTTTGGTTTGCTTTTTGGCACATAATTATATTGATTAATTTTTTCATGAACCCATTTTGGTCGTAAACTGGTAATAAATTTATTATGTCGTAAAAAGGCAATGATTTTATCAATAGTATGTGTTTCTATTAGCTTGGTTAAACTACGATTCTTAATTTGGTCTTGATAAAACTTTTGCCATTCGACAAGGTTTAGTTCTTTAGTATAAAATCCACGTGGTAATTCCTTAGAAGAGCCCGTTTGATATTTATCTTGCAATGCTTTATTTTCACATATTAATTCTACAATATATTGCCTTCCAGTTACCCATGCGTAACCATCAGTATCGACATCAGGAGAATATCGAGATGGGTAGCAATTATCTTTCGATCTGGATTTAGCCATCTGATTTGATCTTATGAATCCATTGAGAACGGTTTGTATTCTTAGCGGCAGTGGAAGAAGAGCTATTTTTAGCAACGTCACCACGAACGGATGCTGTCTCAGTCATTATACTTACGCCTTTACTACCAGAGGCTGTTTTTTTTATAAAAAGTTGTTCTTTAACAGAATCTGCTTTAATACGTGCTACTTCTTTTTCAATAATGGACGTTCCCCTTTCCAGTTGAGCTGCCATTTCCGGTGTTGATATGTCAGCAGCAATCATGCCTTT